ATGGTCTGTCCTGAAGACTATGAGCCAAAAGAGCCACAACTTGATCCGCTTAAGTACCGAGGCGATGCGATTGCATTGCGCAATCCTCGCCCAGATCGCATTGAACCAGTTTCAGTATTTGTTGGATCGCCTGGGTTTTCAGCGTTTCAGAGTTTGGGAAGCGCCAATGGTGGCACAAACATGCAACCCTATCCGATCTCTAAAGCGGTGGTGGGGGTGGGTAGTGTTGGATCAGTTACGGTGGTGACCTCATGACATACGACGAACTCGTTACGAATTTACGCAATTACACTGAAGTAGATGATAATGTCTTCTCACCTTCGGTAATAAACACGTTCATTACTATGGCAGAAAATCGTATTCTGCGGGATATTGACCTAGACGTGTTTAAAGTAGAGGCTGCTGCAAATATGACAGCAGGCAATAAGTTTCTAACTGCACCGAGTGACATCTTGACTCACAGATACATCATGGTGACTTCAGGAACAGAACAAGTGTTTCTTGATTTCCGTGACACATCATTCATGAAAGAGTATTGGCCTAATGGGGTGGAGACAGGCGTGCCAAAGTACTACTCTGTCTGGAATCAAAATACATTCTATTTAGCACCTACCCCAAACGCTGCTTTTGTAGTGGAGCTCGGGTATATATACCGCCCCCCACAGCTTTCTGCTTCTAATCCTACCACTTGGATCAGCATAAATGCTCCTGAAGCACTGTTATACGCTTGCTTAATCCAAGCTTACAGCTACACTAAAGGACCGTTGGAGATGCTTCAGTACTTTGAAAATAGCTATAAACAGGCTGTCCAAGGTCTAGGTATTGAGCAACAAGGTCGTCGTCGTCGTGATGAGTATCGAGATGGTATGATTCGTTTACCAATCAAATCAGAGAGCCCCGGACCATGAACCTAGGACATACGCCTGTACTGTTGAACAAGGTAACTATTGCCACCACAAGCAACAGAGGGCATACGCCTGAAGAGTTAGCAGAGCGCATGGTGAACAAGATTATCAGTGTTGGGAATAACTCTCATCCCGCTATTCGTGAGCAAGCAATTGCTTTCCAAGGCGCAGTTAAACAAGTAGCATTACTGTATTTAAAAGAAGCAGTTGCTCAAAATAATGCCACGTTAGCTTATAAGCTAAAACAAGCAGGACATTCTAATTTAGTACACCTTTTAGGGGAATAGTATGGCTTTCACAGGAAATTTCATGAGTACAAGTTTCAAGGATCAAATCTTGGAAGGTGTGCACGACTTTCGTAGTGCAGGGGGCGACACTTTTAAACTTGCATTGTATGACAACAGCGCATCATTTACTGCTGCAACGACTGCATACACTGCAACAAACGAAGTGGGCAACTCAGGCACTTATGCTGCAGGCGGGGGCACACTTACAAACGTTTCTCCTACTACCAGTGGCACAACTGCGTTCACTGACTTTGCTGATTTGTCGTTTACGAGCGCCACAATCACTGCTTTTGGTGCGTTGATCTATAACACCACTCCTAGCCATACATATACAAACCCAACGGTTTGTGTGCTTGATTTCGGTGGTGCTAAAACGTCAACAAGTGGCACGTTTACGATTATTTTCCCAACTGCGGATGCAACTGACGCCGTAATCAGAATCTCCTAATAGGACGATAATGTGTCAGATGTACGCATCGCGCTTGGAGGTTTCGGATCCGAAGGCTGGGGAGTTGCAGCTTGGGGAGAAGGTAGCACATCTGTCTCGGCAACGGGAGAGGTGGGTTCTGTTGCGGTTGTCGCAGATGCGAATGTTCTTGCGGTAGGTGTTCAAGGAAGTAGTCAGGTTGGTTCGGTTTTTGTAACAGCATCGCTAGATGTTGCAGTCACAGGCGTCTCAGCCTCTGGTTTAGTTGGATCCGTACAGCACACAGGAAATGCGAATGTATTTCTCGTAGGCGTACAGGCACAAGGGCTTATCAATCCTACTGTTGTCTGGGGAATAATTGATGACAGCCAGGCCGCAAACTGGGAAAATGTATAAGATGGGCAGAGCAATAGTTGTACAACAATTGAGGACTCACAGGCAACTGTCTGGAGTAAGATAGCAGCGTAAAGGAATAACATTATGACAATTAATTACACCACCTTGTTGGGTCTTGCCCGACCTGTTACAGGTACTGAAGCTAATACCTGGGGAACTGTTGTTAACGAAAGTGTCACGGCTCTTGTTGAATCCTCCATTGCAGGGTCTGCTACTGCTTCGGTTACTTCTGGCGACTGGACACTTTCCACTACAGGCGGAGGTGTTGCAAACCAAGCACGAGCCGCGATCCTTATTCCTACAGGCACGCCAGGCGTGTCTCGCAACATCATTGCCCCCTCTTCAAGCAAAGCGTATATTGTTGATAACCAATCTAATGCTGCGGTCGTAATCAAAGGCGCAGCTACAACAGGTGTGTCGATCGCTACGAATACAGCAGCTTTAGTTGCTTGGGATGGCGCAGACTTCGTCCTTGTTTCTCAAGACTTGGCAAATGCCATAGGTGTTTTGGCTGTGGCTAAAGGTGGCACGGGGATTACCTCGTTTGGCACGGGCGTTGCAACAGCATTGGGGCAGAACGTTACGGGTTCGGGGGACATGGCGTTAAGCACTTCCCCAACCTTGACGACACCTAATTTAGGTACGCCGTCGGTGGCCACCCTAACCAATGCCACGGGTTTACCCATTGTGGCGGGAACGACGGGGACACTTTCTGTTGTTCGTGGTGGCACGGGAGCAACAGATGCGGCAACGGCTCGCACTAACTTAGGCGTTACAGCAACAGGTGCGGATACAACATATGCGTTTAGAGCTAATAACTTATCTGACTTAGCCTCTGCTACAACGGCCCGCACAAACTTAGGCTTAGGCACTATTGCCACGCAAGACGCTAACGCTGTTGACATCACAGGCGGTTCAGTAAACGGCACAACAGTTGGCGATTCAACAGCAAGCACGGGTGCGTTCACTACGCTGGGGGCTACAGGAACTTCTACGCTGGCTGCTGTGAACTCAGGGGCACTAGCAGTAACTGGAGCTATTTCCTCAACAACCGACGCAACTCTGTCAGGCTTAACAGTAGGCAAGGGTGCTGGGGCCATATCGACAAACACCGCACTGGGGTCTGGTGCTTTGAGTCTCAACACCACGGGCACCAGCAACACAGCCAGCGGGACGAGCGCACTCTTCAACAACACCACAGGTAACTTCAACACAGCCAGCGGGATGAACGCACTCTTCGAAAACACCACAGCTAACTTCAACACAGCCAACGGGTTTCGAACACTCCTCGAAAACACCACAGGCAGTAACAACACAGCCAGCGGGATGGTCGCACTCTTCAGCAACACCACAGGTAGCGCAAACACAGCCCTGGGGCGGAGCGCACTCTTCAGCAGCACCACAGGCAGTAACAACACAGCCAACGGGTATCAAGCACTCCAAAACAACACCACAGGTAGCGGAAACACAGCACTAAACCCGATTAATTCAGGAGGCAGTTACGCCCCAGTATTTAACCCAACAACTGAAAACAACCGTTTTTGCATGGGGTCAACTGGAGTTACCAACGCCTACATTCAAGTCGCATGGACGGTGGTGTCCGATGCGCGGGACAAAACCAACTTCGCACCCGTTCCGCACGGTCTTGAGTTTGTCAAAGCGTTGCAACCTACGGCGTATCAATTCCGTACCGCACGGGACTCGGAAGAAACCAACGGCGGGGTGCGCTATGGTTTCAAAGCCCAAGACGTGCTGGCGCTTGAGGGTGCTAACCCTGTCATTGTAGATAACGAAGACGCAGACAAACTGCGTATGGTTGATTCGCACATGATTCCTGTTTTGGTCAAAGCAATTCAAGAACTGAGTGCGGAAGTAGACAACCTTAAACAACAATTAGGAGCTTTAAAATGACTACATTTACATGGTCAGTAATGAGTATGCGAACAATTAGTAACATTGAACCCGACTATGTTGTAAGTGTAAACTGGGTATGCTCAGGTGTAGATGGTGATGTTACGGCGTCAATTGAAAGTTCATCGAGCTTTTCTCAAAATTCAGAAAGCGTTGGGTTTATAGCCTATGCAGATTTGACAGAAGAAATTGTGCTGGGCTGGGTGCAGGCTGAGCCAAACGTAACAATTAACGCAGAAGCTTGCGTACAAGGTCAAATTAACTCAATTATTACCACTCCTGTTACACCACAAGACACCCCTTTGCCTTGGGTCAGTTAAATAAATGATCTCGGAGGTTGCTATTATTCAGGCCGTGCAGTGAGCGAGATAGACCGCTGGAAGAATAGGCGCAAGATGGCATGGATAACTTTGTTGTCTGGGGTAGCCTTCCCGTTGCTTATTCTCTCCACCGAGTCTGATGTTTTGGGCCAGATTGCACTACCTTTTTACGGGTTCGTGATGGGCGTTGTGATGACCTATATTGGTGCGGCAACATACGAGGATACCAAAGGAGTTGTAAGTGTTCAACCTAAAAACAACCGTTATAGCCACCGTAGCAAGTCTGGTAATTGGAATAGCCACAGGATGGAGCGCAAACGGATGGAGACTGAACGCAAAGATTGACCGCTTGATGGCAGAGCAAAGCCAAGCCTTAGTGCAAGCGAGCAAAGAGGCTCTAACAGAATCAGCAAGACTTCAAAAGGTAAAGGATGATGCACTCAACGTTGCAAACGCTATCGCTCAAGAAAACGCTGATGCTGCCAATCTTGCTCGTACTGAGCTTGAGCGGTTGCGCCTCGAGCTTGCCGATAGTACCTCCATCGCCCGTGCTACCTGCGCCTCCACCCGTAACCGCGCCACAGCCCTCTCAATCGTATTCGAGCAGTGTGCAACAAGACTTACAGAAGTGGCAAAAGAGGCTGACCAACACGCCGTTGATTCCCGAACCTGCCACGCTGCGTGGCCCGCGAGCCGATAACTGATGTTAATCACCCCAGAACTACTGCGCGTAATTACAACCGCTGAACTTGCTGACACTTGGGCAGATGCACTAGATGAAACCTGTGAGCGGTTCGAGATCAACGATCCGTTTAGGATTGCAGGGTTTTTAAGCCAAGTGGCTCATGAATCTGGAGGCTTTAAGTTTGTTAAAGAGAACTTGAACTACTCTGTAGCAAGTCTGATGCGGGTGTGGCCTAAGCACTTTCCTACTCTTGAAATAGCACAACGGTACGCGAGAAACCCAGAGCGGATCGCGAACCGCGCTTATGCTAACCGTATGGGCAATGGTGAGGAGGCTTCTGGGGATGGTTGGAAATACATAGGGCGGGGCTTGATTCAGCTTACTGGCAAGAATAACTACGTAGCTTACGGCAATGCTTGCAAAAACGACGCGGTAGAAAGCCCTGAAAGGCTGGAACAACCTAAGTATGCAGCAGAGTCAGCAGGATGGTTTTGGAACGTAAATCGATTAAACGCGCTCGCTGATAACCAAGATGTGGTGGGCATGACAAAACGCATTAATGGTGGTATCCACGGGCTTGATGATCGCCAGACCAAGTATGCTAAGTTAATGGACTATTTTAGTCAAGATGGGCTAAAATGAACGTCAAAATAAGGTCATAATATGCCGTATATCCGTCTAGCATTACAGCCTGGAATTGACAAGCAAAACACTGAATACGGTGCTGAAGGCGGGTGGACGGATGGAGATTATGTACGCTTTCGTTACGGTTTACCTGAGAAAATAGGGGGATGGAAATACTTTGAACAAACCCCTGTGAACCTTATTGGTCTTGCTACAGACGCTTTTACATGGAATGCGCTTGATGGTACAGCCAGCCTGATGATTGGAACCAATCGAAAGCTCTACGTTTTCAAAAGTGGAACTTGGGCAGATATAACCCCGATCCGCGCTACGTCAGCCGCGGGTGACGCAACATTTTCTGCGGTCAACGGTTCGCGGATCTTGACCGTTACCCAAATAGCGCATGGGGCAATTACGGGGGATTTTGTTGCCTTTAGTGACGCCGTGTCGCTTGGTGGGGTAATTACCGCTCCTGTTTTAAACCAAGAGTATGAGATTACGTTAGTGACGAGCGCCACTACATATGAGATCACCTCTCCTATCATTGCAAATGCATCTGACACAGGAAATGGCGGAGTGGCAACGATTGCTACTTATCAGATTAGCATAGGCGCGCCTATCGGTTATGTGGACTTTGGTTGGGGCCTAGATACTTGGGGAACTAATACTTGGGGTACGCCTCGCGATGCAAGCGCCTCTAACAATATAAAACCTAGAATTTGGCAGTTAGATGCATACGGAGAAGATGTAATCTGTCAGGTTTTAGATGGAGGTATCTACTTATATGATACTTCTTTGGGATTACAAACTCGAGCCACAGCAATTGCAGGGGCTCCCACGAAAAGCAAATTCGCGCTAGTGTCCACGCCTGATCGTCACTTGGTTTGTTTTGGCACGGAGTCTACCCTTGGTGTTCCCGCTACAATAGATCCGATGTTTGTTAGGTTTTCTGACCAAGAAAATATTAATGAGTTTGTTGAGTCTGCGACCAATACGGCTGGTGGTCAGCGGTTAACGGATGGCAGTACCATTATTTCAGCCGTACGTTCTCGTGGTCAGATATTGATTTTCACCGATACCTCTCTTCATGCCATGCAATATGTGGGGCCACCTTTTGTGTTTGGCTTCCAACAGTTGGGTGCAAATTGCGGATGTATTGGCTCTCACGCAGCGGTGGACGTGAACGGCATTGCCTTTTGGATGGGCTCTGAAGCGTTCTACATGTTTGATGGTACGGTTAAAAAAATGCCATGTACCGTACAAGACTACGTCTTTAAAGACATTAATATTGTCCAAGGTATAAAGTTCCATGCTGGCGTAAATAATCAATTTAACGAAATTACATGGTGGTATTGCTCTTTTACGGCTGATTATATTGATAGATATGTAACATATAACTATTTAGAAAATGTTTGGTCAATTGGATCCATGGCCCGCGGTACGTGGAGCGATGTCGGAACTTATAGTAAACCAATCTCTACTGAGTACTTAGAGTTTAGTCAAGAAGACTCCCTGACCACGATTCAAGGCTTGACTGCAGGTCGTAGTATTGTATATAACCAAGAAGACGGGTTTGATGCCAACGGCGAGCCTATCTACGC